AGAAGATAAAATTCAACGAAATCTTGTTAAACATCCAAAGAAGAACAAGATGCCTGTTAAGGTCACTTATAATAATGAAGAAGGCTGGAAAGCGGTCTACAAACTCGCAGAACTTTCAATTGCTGACACGTATGTGGTTGAAGATATTATAAGGAGGCAACGTAATTTCCTAACTTCGCGTATTTTAATATCAGATCCTTTTGATCCAAATCCTCACTTTGATGGGCTTAAACAAGAACTCGTCTTTGGTGAAGAAAGTAGTCGCGCTCGTCTCGAGCTTGCTAAACATAGAAATAAATTGCAACACGCTTTAAATGGTAATATAATCCAAGTTGGTGACACTCATGTTTCTGATGGTTACATTGTTGTTTGGGAAGAAGAATCAATCAAGCGGCTAACTCTAAAACAATATATTAATTGTACAGGTAATAAGGAAACGGTTGATTATGTTAGTTTATTGAATGAGCTTGATATGTTTGAGAACAAGGGAATAACATGCAATTTTGAAATGACTAAACTTAATACAGGGATGGTTTCAATGATGGTTAGAGAGGTTAAAATCTTTGCAACCGGAAGAGGCTCAAGTAAGAGTAAAATTAAATCAAATGCAAGTTTTAATCTTCTTAAAAAATTAATGTCAACATATTATTTTAATCTTAAAATAGGTTTAAATATGAAAATGCGAAATATTTTCCCTGAAGTTGCAGTGATGCAAAGTTAATTTAAGGAAGATACAAAACGAAATAATAAAACAAAGAAACATGATAATTCTAAGCGTTCAGAATTATTACAAAATAAGGGTCATACAGAAAATGCACGACAACATCTTAAATTTGAACAACATAATAAATTGAAGAAAATATATGCAATCCAACGTAAACAAGATCAAGTTAAAACAGATAAATTGATTGCACAGTTGCAGACATGTTATGCGAATCGTGATCTCGCGAAATTACAATGGTCCGTTCCAGTTGATGTTCGCTTCGGTAATTTTGAAGAATTCTTAGAAACACTCTCAGCTTTCTTTTCAGATGATGTTAAAAAGTTGTTTGATTGGGCTTCGGTCTGTAATTGCGTCTATTTGATTTATACAAATCCAGATTTGATGGTTAAGTGGAATGCATGTGATAATTTAAGAAGAATTTTAGGTATTAAATGCATGTCAGTGGCACTTTTTGCTAGCATGATTATACATGTTTTCAAACAACTTGGATTTGTTTCAAGTGAATCACATCCAAAATTGCAATCTTTCGAACCAGGTTCAACAGTTTCAATTATAATCACATTGGTATTGACAATGCTTTATAGAAATCATCCAAAAGCATCTACAGTTGAGGTACTTGTAAACTCATGTAAGGATTTGCCACTCGCATCACGAGGTATAGGACTTTTAGAAGAAGTAGTTAAACGTATTTGTTGTTTTGTTCAAGGAAAGGAAAATCTCGAAGATATGATTCCAAACAAGATGGCGAAAATTGAAGAACAAGTTCGTATTTTTAGTTCTAAAGAAGGTATTGCACGGGCAACAACAGAAGAGAAAGCCTTTGTTGAAATTTGTAAACTCCGTTTTGAAGTTGTTAATCTTGCAGCTGTGATAGATTCAAAATCAATTTATTATCAGAAATTTTTAGTTTTAAAAGCTCACGTAAATAGTATCTATACCCTTGCTCAACGGTCACCTGTGGCTGGTTGTGGTAGGCGTAAAAGGCCAGTTGTGTTCCATGTTTGGGGAGATGCTGGTATCGGAAAATCACGTATTATAAAATTAATTTCAGCAGACACAATTTCAACAATTTTGACCTTAGATGGATTTGATGAAGAAGAATTGGATGGCGCTCTTGATGAGTATGATCAATATGTATATTATCGTCCTGTTGGTGTACAATATGAGCAGAATTTTGTTTCTAACAGAGCAAAGATTTATGTTTGTGATGATGCCAATCAGGTTGATGCGAAACATTTGCAGCATGGAACACCATTTCCACAGGCACTCATTCATTTGAATAACGAACACGATCATATGTTACCGGTAGCAGAGATAGAAATGAAATCACAAGCTCTATTTAAGTCAGCTCTAATCATAGCTACAGATAATAAACAAGCACCAGATTTATCGTATTTGCAAAGCCCTGAGGCTTATTTCCGTCGTATTGATTTCTCATATAAAATGGTTTTAAAAAAAGAATTTGCAAAGAAAATTAAGGGTATTAATGTAGTCGATGTAAGTACGCTCAATTTAACAGAACCGAATGAACACATTTATGAATTTCACAGTGGAGAACAGGTTTATACATATCAAGAAGTTGTTGCTTTGCTTCGCAATGAATTGAAAGATGTTCATAAAAGATACATGGATGAGTCAATAGTTTTTAAAAGACGTGCACAACGTACACGACAAGACATGAAGGGTATTGAAGAAACACCAGCATACATTGCAGATCTTATACCTAATAAGGAGCGACCCAGCAGAGAAGAGGTGACAGAAGTAAATTTCATCAAACGTGCTCGTTTAAGTATTCCAACAAGACCAGTACCATCACCACCCACGGATTTACCAAGTACGTCGGGAGAGAACATTGCGAAACTTGAATCATCTTTCTCTCTACCAACTTTTTCTTATTTCAGTGTAGAGAAACCTGACAGACATAGTGTTTTTAGAAATTTTATGTTGTTATACGTTTTTCGCTTTCTGCCACTCACGTGGTCAGAACGTTGCAATAATTTCCTTTTTGGACGATCAAAAGAAGAGAAAAGGCGTAGAAATATAGTTCTTGGAACTGCTGCATTTTTGTTAGCAGCTTTTTCCGCCTATAAAGTTTACAAGAGCTATTTTCCGAGTGGGAAACAAAAAGAGAAGAAAAGTGTGAATGTTACGAAGATTGCTGCTTTAGAAAAGAAAAAGGAGGAATTGGAGAAAGAGATCGCGGAAGAAAAAGAAGGTGAAACACAACATTATAACGATGGTCAACCAAAATCAGTTAAACAGAAAGATAAACAACCTTCAGATTCAAAAGTTGTTGTTGTTCCAATTTTCAAAACACAACTTAAAACCTTTGATACGGATAAATTTGATATTAGGGAATTTGTACATTCAGGAGACGCACAACTCGCATGTCCATTATCTTATGTGACGGAAAAGAAAGTTTTGCAAAATATGTATATCATGATTCTTGAATTCAAACGTGATGACCGTCTTCAATACGGCATGCTAAGAGGAACTTTCCTAAATGCACGCACACTGATAACAAATAGACATTTCTTCTCCATCACTAGTGAAGAATACTCGACTGCTACAGTTTCGTTGTTTAATACTTTTAGAGAATTCGTGAGAATCCCAACATCACGATTAGACGTAATGTCATTTGCACATGAGGGTGAGAAAGAAAGCTTGTATTATGATTTAATAGCAATTAAATTTCCAGATTCAGTTAAATGTCACATCGATCTAACTTTAAGAGCTCCAAATGTATCAAATTTCATTAAAATGGCAGATATGGATAAACTATTGAATCAGGAAGCAACCATGGTAGCATTATGTGAAACGATAGAATTCGAGAAAATTAAAGGAATTGATTCAGTTGCAAAGAATCCCATGATCACACTTATAGCAGAGAAACAAAGGATAAGAATAAAATCAATAAACAAAGAGCCTTTGGTGGCTACGGATCCAAACGGACAAGCATTATTCACATGGAAAACAGTATCATACGAGGCGCAGACATTACCTGGATCTTGTGGAAGTATTTTAATATCTAATTCTTCAAATGAATCAGGAAAGATCATTGGGATTCATATGGCAGGTTATTGTGTAACAGATGATGCTTTTGGTCAACTTATAACTGCAGAAATGATTCAGGCATTGCAACCATATTGTCAGATGATGTATAAACCAGGAAGAATTGTGTCAATTTTATCAGATGAATTCCCG